GTCCAAACGGGGTAGCGTACCATTCGTCCGAAAAGGATCTACAGTCACTGTTCTACCAACCGTCGCTTGCACTTGCCGTCCTCATAGAATGATTCTGCCAATATCATCAGGTAGAATCAAAGGACGACAGGCGCGAGCATAGACGCTTCCTATTGTACAGTCTATGGTCTGTAGACTGGGTGGATGTGCTTAGGTATTGATTCTACGGGCGTTGACGAAATGCCCGTCCAATCTTTATTCACTCGAAGTTAATCGGTCTTAGTGATAAGTCCGGTAAGACGAGAGTCATCGCCATCTGTGATTGATGATCACAAACGGTGCTGAAGCCCCTCCACGATCGAGTGTATAATTTCTTGGCTACTTTAGCAACAGATGGTACATTTGATCAGGACAACCAACGAAATAAAGTAAGGAATGAGACCCGTAAGGGCCGGAGAGTCATTTATTCATACGACTTATCCAGCGCCACTGACCGTTTGCCTGTTTCTATACAAGCTCTCAGTCTATATCTTGGTAGATTTCTTCCTTGATATAGGGTACTCATCTGGTACTTTATAGTATCACACAGATTATTCTGAATTCAGAATAAGAATAAGAGATGGACGAAGGTTAAGTATTCAGTTGGCCAGCCCATGGGTATTTATTCCTCATGAGCTATGCTTGCTTATACTCACCATTGTATCTTGCGTTGATGTTGTTCTATCAACGGTCTTAATCCCTATACTTTCAATCATTATGCTATTTTAGGTGATGATATTGTTATATGGGATGATGCTGTGGCGAAAACTTACCACTTTGTTATGACCCAGTGTTTAGGTGTTTCTATAAACCAAGCCAAGTCATTCCAAGGAAAGGGAGTTGCGGAATTTGCTAAGTCCTTATTTGTTGGAGGACTGAACTTATCTCCGGTCTCTTGAGAACTTCTTGCCCTCAGGAGACTATACTATTTCCAAGATATCGTACTCCTGCTCGAAGAATTTATCGAGCGGGATGTGATTCCTACCTTCCGTACTTATTCCAGCGCAGTCCTCTTTGCATCCCCTGAGGGAGTGACTCCTGAACTGGTTTATGTGGTACTTTGTAGTCCCGGTAACCGTATTGGCTGATCCCAACATTTTCTTTCACCGTTTGGTGAATGGGACCAGTACATCCTCGGTTACTTACAATTCCTTCAGTCTGCGAAGAGGGTCAAATCATTTAAGTCTGATGAGGCCCTCGGGGTTCTTCAGAAATTCGCAGAACGTAATCCGGCTTTTGCCGAACGTGAAATTAGATTCCACCCTTTTTGATTAAAGAGTGTAGAGCTTTCAAAAGCTATAGCTTCCGTGGACTTTGGATATGCCCACGAATTCGAATTTAATCTCATTGAAGGAGGAACAGTGTGATCCTATAACGCCTCTGAAAACCAAAAGATTATAGATCTGGACTTACCAAATCTCCAGAACTTTCATCCTTTAACTTTCGGAGGGCATATGATGGACCAAGAGACTTTAA